CTCCATTTTCATCGCATTTTTCAGCTCGTAAAGTTTCTCTTGGAAAGTGTTGTATTTTATCTATTTTGCTGCCTTTGTAGGTTATTTGCAGAGCAGCTTCGCCTAACATTTTTAAATCTAATGTTATCTTTTTTAAATCTTTACTTTTTAATAAACCTTTCATTTGAGCAAATTGCTCTGGCTTTTCGCTTGCATCTGTAGCCTCTAACCCTCTTCCAAATATTTGTTGAGATATTCCAGTAATAACACTTTGGTTTGTTGTGCTATTCATAAAACAGTCAATTAGCGATTTGTAATAATCGTTATTATCGCCTATGCCAATCCACTCCCTGTTTGTTTCTTCGGTTATTGTTGGTTTATCGTATTGCCCTAATTCTATTAAGTGTAAATTGTTCATTTTTGTTTTGGTTTAGTTGTCGGTGTAATAAATAAATTCGTTTGCCCCTGTGTCATGCTCAGTGAACAATCCGTTTGTCATTTCGTAAGTTTTCTCTGGCTGGTTAGTGCAGAAAATCATATCTCTAAAAATTAATTTATTGTCTGTTGTGTTCTTAATTTCTAAAGTATAGAAAGAGTTTTCTAAAAATGCTTGAGTTGTTGCGTATGTATTATAAAATTTCAACGCGTTTATTGTAGGACTAGAATCTGTAAAAAGGATTTTATTTTTATTCTCAGATTTTACAACTAGACTGTAATTTTTAGTAGCCAAAACATCTTCTCTTGGTATAAAATTTATTGTGCCGCCTGTTGTACTTAATATTTGCATCTTAATTTTTTAAAAAAAAAGGGGGATAAAATTAATTCTCCCCCCTCTAACACCAGTACCATGTACCCTAAGCATGATACTAACCAAACATATTAACTATTAGTCCCTAAAACTACAGTTGCAGTTGCTCCAGAACCAGCCCAAGGGTCAGTCTCAGTTGCTCCAGCCACAAAATTTGGTGGCAAAATCTCGCTAGAAGCAAATGTCAAAGTGTAACCAGCCATATCTGCAAAAGCAGCTCCAGTTACTAAACTTCCGCCGCTCACGCTGCATCCGTTCTCTTTTCCAATCAATACAAAATCATTGTTATTAGTTTGAATGACTATTACAGGTCTTCCGTAAGCCAATAATTTTACTTGTAAATTATCTTCTTTAGATAATTTTTGAAGGTTTAAAGTCAAGGTACTTTCAAAAAAAGTTGTTCCATTTTCAGGAGAACTCGTTATTGAAGTTTCCAAACTATTTGCTCCAGTTAATTCATATTTATAAGCTGAAAAGGTTCCCGTCATTGCGGTTATTTCATCAGCTGTCAAAGTATAAGATTCTATATCTCCGTAATCTACGAAGAATACATTTTTGATTCCTCCTACGGAATCTTTGCATGGAACGAGTCTCCCAGCACTTAAATCACAAGCCATTTTTTTTGTTTTAGAAAGGGGAGTAATTACAACCCCCCATTATTATTTAATTATTTATTAAGCGTGATAAAGGACTATTTCTGAACCAATTGCATATTGGATTCCAGCTGTATATCTCATTATTACTCTAAAATTCTGCGAACCGTCTAAGTCGCTCATATCTAATAATCTTGCAGAATTTTGGTCATTTAATAAACCAGTTCCAAAAAATAAATTAGATTTTTGAGTTGCCATTGCAGTATCGTCATTCATTCCGTTTGCAACGAATAATTTAACACCATCAAAAGTTAAAGCTTGGTCTCCGTACCACATGTGAGACTTAGCGTCAACACCTGAATTAGTAGCAGCGAATCCACCCAAAGCTCTAACGTAAGCTCTTGCTATATTCTGGCTAATGTAAATGTGCATATCATCTTTTCCGTAAAGAGTTGATGGAATTAAGTCGACAATATCTCCTAGTTTTTCAACCACATTCGAACTTGTAACAGCAGCATGACTAGCAACATCAAGAACAGATGAATCAGCTAAAGCCAAAGGAACAAAGCCATCAAACTGACCTTCTGTAGCGTTTACGCCTTCCCATATATTGGTCTCTGTAGATGCACTTACCATTTTTGCAACGTGTCCCATAATGTAAGCAGTAAAATCTTTTGGAGGATTGTTATAAGCTGAATAGCCCATAGAAATTGCTTCCCAAGAATCTAACCATTTTTGCGTACAGAATTCAAGATTTACTTGAAACTCTTCTGGAGTTAATATTCTTTCAGTAATATCAACCTGTCCAGTTGGTGTGAAGTCGCAAGTACCATTTTTAATTACATTAGCATCTGTTGCTAATTTTTGCATTACTTCTTTATACTTAATATTTTGCAACACCTCAATACCACCTTTAGCGATAGTATTTCCTTCTAAAAGTGCAGCAGCTAAAAAACCAGCAGCAGCTTCTCCTGCGTACGAGCTTGATATATTTGTTGTTGTAGCCATTGTTTATTGTTTTGTTTTTTGTTTTTAATTGTTGTTTAACCTTTTATAAATTCTATCCATTTGGGTATCTGTATCATTTTTAGATATTTGGAAATTGAATTTTTTATCTTCTTTTTCTGGATTGTGTTTTAAGGGTTCAACAACTTCAACATCGGCAGACAACTCCACTTCTTTTTCAGTTTGTTGGTTTGGTAATTCTTTTGGTGTTTCTTCGCTTAATTCATCTTTGGATAATTCCTGAATCATGCCTTTAATTTCTTCTAATGCTGTAGCAAATTCTTCTTTAGTTACATACTCCATAACTACTTCCTCTTCTTCTGCTTCTACTTCAACTTCTGCTTCTACTTCTTCTTCAACTTCTTCTTTAGCCTCTCCTATGCTGTCAATTAACCCCTCTTCTACAATGATTAATTTTCTACCATCTTCCATGTCATACTCACCAATTGGCAAAGCAATATTTTCGTCATCTTCTGATTTTATGAAAATTGATTCTCCTTTCACAAAGGATTCGGCAACTAGAACAGTTCCGTTTTCGAGTTTTACCTCTTCTAATTTTATAGATACTTCGTCAGAAAGTTGTACTCCAAGCACATCTTTGACTTTGTTTAATAATTCTTGAGCTTTCATATACCATTAATCCGCAGATTATGGCATATTGATATACTTTTTATATAACTTTTTTATTATATTTTCCCAATTCCTTGGTTTATAATACCGCCTTCGCAACATTTGCTGCTGTAAGTTGTGCCATTATCGCATAAACACCCCCTTTTTCCGCCAACAGGAGATGTTTTACTCAATGTTTTATTGCTTTTTTTCTTTTTCCTCATCTTATTTAACTTTTACGCAGTTGGGTCTTCTTTTACCTTTTATAGTTTGGTAACCCTTTTGCTCATATCCATCCCAGCAAGGGCTTTTAGTTTTTTTAGCTTCCACCTTATGCTCTTCGCATGGCATAAACCAGTCTTTACCTTCAAAATCATGCACGTGAAAACTATCACAACCTATGCTTTGAGCTATTTCTACAGCCATTTCTTTTGTACTATAAGCTAATCTATCATTAATGACAGCGTAGTTTTCATCAATTACCATTGATTCCAAATCTATTTCGCCCAATTCTTTTAATTTACTTTTGCTCCAACCTAAAGCAGACTTTCCGCCCCATAATAAATATGAAATAGTTCCGCATGCCTTAGTATTTCCTTCATCATAATATTCAGCAGCTCTACTTAAATAAGAATACATGCGTTTTATCGTGGATAATGAAACCTTTTTTTTGTCCCTTAATTGAGTGGCTCTAATTTTTCCAGTATTGGTTGCGCATTTATTACCATTTTTTTTATTTAATTCAATTCCTCTTTTAGCATTGTTGCTTACGGAGTCAGGATAATCATTATAACTCTCTAATTCGATTTCCTCTTGATTTAAAAGGCTTAAAATCTCATCTAGCTTAGTTTGAGCTTCAACCTCCTTAAAGTCCTGAGAATGGCTTAAAGTTGCCTTGTCGGCAAAGTAGCCTTCTATACTAAAACCTGTATAAAGACCATTTGTAACACTTTCCCAAACTTTGTCATCTTCTATTTTCATAGAAATAACCCAACTACCAACAGGAGCATCTAAATCATAAATAGCAGATTTGTCTTTTACTTCATCTTCAACTATCCAACTTTCAAAAACTGTTAGATTATTGGCTTTCATTTCATGCTCTAATGTTGCGTTTGATTGATTACCTTTTTGAAAAAATAATTCGCTTGCTCTTCTAATAGTATCTTTTGAAAAATAAACGTAATATGTTTCTTCGCCATCACGTCTAAAAATTGGTTTTGAGGGGATTAAAGCGGCACCCATTACTATGCGCTTTTCATCATCTACTTTTGCCAATTTAATTTCTTGGTCTTTTAGAGCCACCCATGAACTTTCAATGGCTGGCATAGAGACTAAAGAAACTGCATCTACTCCAGAAACCTCGTTCTCTTCATCTAATAATAATTCTATAATTTTCATTTGTTTTTTGTTTTAAAATGTTGCTTGATTAATTGTTGCGTTTGTTAATTGCTGTTGGTTTGTTACTGCTCCAGCCACTACAAAAGCTTGCACAGGTGCTTGACTTCCTAACGCTGTGGACAGTTGATTAAAACCAGACTGACCTACTACATTAAAAGATGGAGCTTGTGTTGGAGAAGTTAAATTCTGACCACCTCCTCCAATTGAAGGCGAACTAACACTGGCTACGCTTTTCTTGGGAGCTTCGTATTTTTGCGCTGCTATCATTGCAATCTGAGCTGCTGATGTAACACTTGCAAAAGCAAGAGAGGCAATACCAGCTGGATTTGGAACAGGACCGAAAGAAAGAGGCGATTGAGCTAAAGAAGCAGTAATTGCTTTGCCTCCATCAATAACAGCCATTCCTAATTGCAATGCTTTATTAAAATTAAATTGCTGTTTAGCTGCTTTTAATTGTTCTTTACTTCCTTCTTTTAAGTTTTTCATTCTATGAGCAAAAGCTGCATCCCCTAAAGATTGTATTGCAAAAGTTGAATGTTCTGCTATTCTTAAAGCAGTATCAGCAGTTTTTAATCTTTCTAATCTTTTTTTCTCTTCTTCACCAGCTAAGTATTCTCCAAAATTACTTTCTACTTTTCTTACATATCTATCAACTTGGTCTGTTGAGTTAGTTCTTACTTCTATTCTTTTTGCTTCTGCTTTTGGTAGTTCAGATAAATCTTCATTAATAAGTGAACGCTTTTTTAATGTAAGATTTTGCAGTTCTCTTATTTCTGCTTGTATTGCTTTTACTTTATCATTTCGTGCAGCAACTTCTTCTCTTGTTTTTGCCTCAGTATTTTGTATTGCTTTTAACTCTTGTTGTTTTAAAAGGATTAAATCTCTTGTTTTCTTGTCAACTTTTTCAACAGCATCTGAATTTTCATTAAGACTATCTGTATTATTATCAGTTTCATCAGTATTATCATCTGTTGTAATACCAAGACGCTTCATTAAAGCCTCTTTTTCTTCGGTCAGTTTATTTGTTATAGACTGCTCATTATTATAATTTTCTTCCGCATCATTTACATCTTTTATTTTAGATTTTAAATTATTTTGTTTATCTATTAATTCTGCTATTTGTCCAATTTTTAGTTTGTTTTGACCGTTTCCTTCAAGTCGTAATCTGTTTTGCTCTAATTCAATTTCATTTAATTCTTTTAAAATTTCATTTGGAGAAGTTGCTTTTATTTTAATATTTAAATCAGAAAGTTCTTGTTTTAATTTTAAAGCATAATTTTGAGCAGCTTGTTGCTTTTCATCAAGTTTTAATCTTCTCGCTGCTGTATCTTCGGCTTGTTCTAAAATTTCTTCTTCTTTTTCTTGAATTATAATTTTATTAATTAACGATTTATTAACTTCGTCAATAGCCTTTTTTAAATCTTCTGTTGAAGTTGTTTCCGAATCAATATCTTTAAGGTATTTTGGGTATTTTAATTTTAATTCGTCTATTACCGCAACTCTGTCTTGTTGTGCTTTTTCTAAATCTTCTTCGCTTGTTGTTGTGTCTTGCATTTTCTTGTCAAGCCTATCAAGTTCTGCTTCTGTTTTAAACAATGCAAATCTTTCTTTTTCTAAAGATTCAGATAGTTTTTCAGTTGGTGTTATAAAGTTTAATAGCGATGTTGTAGCTTGAACTATGCCTCTTGCTATACTATTAAACAATCCTTCACCATCTTCAATAGATAATAAAAAACCTTCCCAAGCTGAACCAAGTTTAGTTGTATCACCAGCTAAATTGTTAAGCCTAATCTCTGCCATCCTTTGAGCAGCTCCAGCAGAATTTTTAAAAGATTTAGTAAGTTTATCAATGTCTCCTCTTTTACCAGCTAAAACTTCTAAAGCTTTTCCTCCCACATCGCCAGCAATTTCAACCGCTGTAACCATACTTGAAGAACTTGAATTTATTTTGTCAAATGCTTCATTTAATGTCATTCCCTTTTTCTCTAATTCCAGAAAGGCTTTAGCTAAACCAGTTCCAGCTCTCCCTCCTTTAATGTTAGCGTTAGAGAGAACACCAAGCAAAGCAGCTGTTTCTTGAATAGTTCTACCTGTTGCTCGAGCAGTAGGAGCAGCATTTTTTAAAGATTCTTGTAAGTCTTCAAAGCTTAACGCACTTTCACTTGTACTTGCAGCCAATACATCTACTACCATTTGTGTATCTTTTGCTTTTAACTGAAAAGCGTTAACAGTTGAACCTGCTAAACTTGCAGCAGAAGCAAGGTCAATCTCCATAGAAGCAGCTAAATCTAGAGTTGCCTTAGTAGATGCTAAAATTTGTTTTGTAGAGAAACCCATTTTAGCAAACTCTGTTTGAAGTTCTCCAACTTGAACTGCTGTGAATTGAGTTGATGCGCCAAGCTCTTTTGATGAGTTTGATAAAGCATCCATTTCTTGTGTGGTAGCTCCAGAAACTGCTTTTAATGTGGACATTTGTTTAGCAAATTCAGCACCTTTTTTTGTAGCCATTACAAACAAAGAACCGAGACCAGCAATAGCAGCAACCCCTCCGCCAATAGCTAAAGCTTTAAAAGATGTACCAAGATTTTTAACTTGACCAACTGCGCCTTGAATTGAGGCTGGTAAAGCATTAAAAGCAGAATCTACTCCCTTTATGCTTTTAGTTGCTGACTTTCCCGCGGCTTCGGTATTTTTTTTAAATCCTTTTACGTTTTTATCAGTCTTTTTTATAGACTTGTTTGCATCTCCAGTCTTAATTACTAAATTGACTACTTTTGTTTCCATTCACTCATCTTTAATTGTGTTAATCCTTCTTTGATA